TTAGCCATTCTTTTTCCTCAAGATTCTCCACGTAAAGCAAAACCATTTGACCGGATTCCTGTTCATAGCTCTCATTCTTTTTGGAAGTATTCGATATCCATTCCACCAATAATCCACAATCGCCAATTTTAATACTTTCAAAAGCATATTACACTCCGCCTTTCTGTATGTTTTTCAGTAAATATTTCACACAATTAAGGCTTTGCTTGACTGCCAACACAGAGTAATCTGCTGAATCGCCATTCACAGTGCCATCAGCATTCATCTGTGGCTCCGTAGTGTACCAAATCTTGCTTGTTTCAGTTATGGGTAATGATTTGTCCGTGGTCACTAAAACCGCCTCGTATGAGCCAATATCAAACCCATACTCCTTGACTTCCGCCCTTCCTCCAGACATAGCAATATTGGCATAAAAAATGACCGGCTCATTATATCCCGCCCTTGTACCGAGTTCCACGGGGATTTTCTCCCCGTCGATTTCTGTGTATAGGATATTACCCGCATCATCATGCTGATAAATTTTCATTTCTTTGTTGTATGTCGCATAATACAAAGGCTGTTGATTTCTCTTTAAGGAACGCATAACATACCACTCCGTTATTTCATTTATATTATAGAGCTCCACACATGGATACGATTTCCGTATACAGTTTATCTTCGTCTATATATGCCCTGCTGATTCCATTCTCATTATGAGAACTTTCCCCTTCAGCTCCCTGCATATTATAGGCATATACCACAGCGCGGAACACCACATTACTGTACTGTTTAATGGCTTTCTCTTCCTGTTTCTCCGTATACCCAAATGGATACCGTCTGTTCACAACATTATGGCAGGCCAAATCAACAAGTAGAGTTATGGTTGAATAGTCAGATCCATCAATATATTCCAACAATTTAGCTACGATTGTCTCTTTTTCCATACTTAACCCTCATTTTATTTAGGCGGCGAAGGTTTACGTCCACGTTTTGGTGGTTGTACTTCCTGATTTTCATCACGAACCTTTGTTACATTTCCATTATCATTTCTGCCAGTGTCCGAATCTGGTATTTCAGTCCGCGCCGGATAATACTCCCCATTTACTTTTACCATGTGGTCATATGTCATGCTGCAACCTCCTAATATGCCTTGATTACAAATGTTTCATCCATTCTCTCATAAGAAGGTAAAACAATTTCGGATACTGTGGTCTTTGTATTGACCGGATCAGACGTGGTAGTGACAGCTACAGCCACTCCCGTATTGACAATAGCAACATCCGCTTCTCCTGAGCCAATAAGCGTTCGCTCTTCTGGAGTAGTACCATACCACGTATTCCCAAGTGCCCCTTCCGGAAGTAAAGTGGCAAATCCATCTGGATAAAACTTCTCCGCCGTTCCATCTTCTTTTTTATACTGTTTAGTATAAACGATGATATTTACACCAAGTTCCGTATTAAAAATTTCTTTAACTCTCGCATCCGTCATGATTACAGTTGCAGTCGTGTTCTGTGCCAGGACATAAGATTTGATCTTCTTATTCTGCTTCAGATAATTCATGGTCTTTTTTGATACTAACATGATCGTCGGACGCGTTCCTGAATATGCCTCACAACTATCCTGCGCCGTCATAACATCATTCATTGGATCTGAATTTTCAACATCAGACCACTTATCCGTTGCAGTTGTAAGTTCCATATAATTATTTTCCTTATATGTTCCGTTTGGATCATAATTATATGCATGTGTGACCCCGTCTGCTTCTATAGAGATTTTAGGGCTTCCGTCAGTTGGAGCAAGAAGCTGCATAATCATTCTTTCCGGGACCACATCTGCGGCATCCAAAAGTGTATTTACATCATCATAAATACTTCTTAAAACGTCTACAGCATAAGGATCTGTTGCTTCTTCCACCCTCATGATTTCCTGCTCATCTTCCTCTTTTACCAACATAGACTCACGAAAGAACGCCATCTGTGTCTTTTCCAGTTTGAATCCAGAGCGGCTTCTAATGGTAGACTTGGCGTCAAAATTACTAGGCATCAGTGATACTGCTAATCCCTTGTGTGTTTTAATCCATTTCAGATCCAGTCCCATTTTTTTCTTAGCCGGAAAAAAACCTGTCCCGAGATACGGAATTCTATTGCTTGCTACTTCTGACCTGTTAATGGCTACTGCTTTTGCGCTAAACGCATCTCTGATATTCATAATTTATACCATCCTTTCTTTTATTCAAACACAATGAGCGGAAGAGCTTTTTTAACTGATGCATCTAACGTAATGCCTGCATTCTTGTTACAATTTGCTTCATTAACACAAGCAAAAGCTTTTACAATCGTACCATTTGGGGTTTCATCGTAAACATCATTCAAAAGAATGCCCACCGCAACGCTTGTTTTCTCTTCGCTTCCTGTACCGTTGTCAATCTTACCCTCTGCAGTGATCGGAACGCCTGCTTTACATACACCGTTTGTAAATGCAGTGCCATCAAGTGTCACCGGTGCAAATAATTCACCACCCAATTTTCTTTTTAAGATTTCATACTGTGTGCCGATATTTTTTGATTCAAATTTCATTAACTTCTCCTCCTCTTTATAAATACTTCCCCAGGACCGATTCTGTGGTATTGCTTGATGCCTTCTGTGCTTCTGCCAGAGCTTTTGCCGCTTTCTCAGCACTTGTTTCTTTATCCCCATCATTGGGATTGCCACCTGGATTCGGTGTCCCGTCCATTAACTGTTCTTTTGTCTTCTGAATTGCCGTCTCTTTTTGCTTCGTAACCATAGCTGCAAGGCTCATAGCCATTGACTTTGTTCTTTCTGAATCATCAGAAATCAAGTCGTCAATCAAATCTTTATAGTCCTCTTCTGTTAATCCAGCGTCTACAAGGATTTTCTCAGCATCAAGACGGTTTGACTTCTTTGCAAATTCCATTTTCGCCGTTTCTGCATCTGCAAGAGCTTTCGCGGCTTTTTCAGCATCTGTCAGTCCGGCATCCTGCAATTTTGTGTACTCAACTTCAATTCCCTGGAGCCGTTTCAGTTCTTTCGGATCAACATTGTTCTTTTTTGCATGTGCCAAATCAGCTCCATTGATGTCCAAAATCGCTGTAATCTGCTCTTCTGTAGCATCTGGGAAGTTTTCTTTCACTTGTTCTCTGGTCATTTTCATTTCTCCTTTTTTCTGAACATACACTTTTTTAACACGGTGCGCTCCGCATAGTTCATGCCATCTTACGCTTAGGCGTGCTAATCTTAACCATAATCAAATTATTCCATGATTTCCGATGGCCTTTTGGTTGCTTTCATATCTTTCTGTTTCTCCTCTTCCTGCATATCTTGAGCCGTCTTATAAATAGCATCCAGATATGGCTTCGATTGCACATAAACCTTCTCAGGGTCTCCCCATAGATCACAGGTTTTAATGGCAATCTTTGGATGTATACCTTTCTCCAAAAGATAAATAAGGGCCTGAGCCTTCACAAGCATATTGTCTGTCTTATTCCTTGTGATCTTCACATCAATATCGCTGATTTTCAGATCCGAACTGATAAGCTGCTTTGTCCTGAGGATTGTTAGCACATTTTTCAGCGCTTCCTTTTCCGACTTGATTATCACTGGTTCATCAATCTTAGCGCGCTGCTCTGCAAAATCCCAACCATTTCTAAGATATACGGCTTGTCCGGTATCGCCTCCAGTATTCTGTTCCCTGTTTGGCATACCCTCGATAATAAGCATGTTTTTATACAGGTCATCCTTTGCGACCTGTGTCTGCTCCTGGTTCAATTCATTTGATATCACATCAACATCAGCCTGTACGCCTTGTTGTCCTTTAATCTTGATGGCTCCGAGCTGACACATCCGAAGGAAATCATCTTCATTGATCTCACAATTTACAAATTTCATAAATGCCTGCACAAACTGTTCAATCCCATCCATACGATTTGATTGTGTTTTATTCAGAGCATCCAGCATAGTGATCACAATTTCAACATCAGACAAGCGGCGGACATTATTCGGAAACTCTACCAGCATTATTCTTCCATATCCATTTGTGGCTGACATTTCTGGAATTATCTTTCCATTTTTTATGTAGTATACTTGTTTAGGAGTAGTACAATAATAGACATTCTCATTATCACTATTCTTTACCTGCGTTACTGACATCAATGGTCTACTTCCAAAATCGAAAGAATACACTACGAAATTATATCGTGGATCTGGGACATCAATACCAACCGGGCATTCCCCAAGACTAGTGTCCGCTGTTTTATTGCTCCAATTATATCGGTACGCCGTACCTACATTGCTTTGCCATTCGCCTATCTGGATATCGTAAAAAGATTTATCAATTGACGCCATCATTTTATTTAGCTTATCAATTTCCTTTGTCTTCTCTTCATCTTTGTCAACGCTCACATACTGTATTGGTTCTCCAAAGCTTTGAGCCATCATAAAACGCACGATTTCAAGCGCATGGTTTTCTACCACATTATTTTTTATTTCCGGCCGTACCCGCTTTTCACGGTAAAGTATAGGCTGATTACCATTCATGTAATGATATAGATAATCAATTTCCAAACGATTCTGCCAATGAAGCGCTAATGCTTTCCCCAATTCCTGCACCACATTTGTGCTGTTGATTTCTTTAGCTGTAGACTTAATCACTTTTCTTCCGAAAACGCCATGACATACATCTACAAATGATTCTCTGTTTTTATGAAATATCACACTGTTTCCACCGCCTCTCCGCATAAAAATAGCACCTGGCCGCTTCGCCGGTGCATTACATACTTTTCACTAATACCATTATATCATTTCAAAAAGTTGCATGTGTTGCAGAATTATAACGAGCAGGAGATAATTCCGTTTCTGGGACCGGTTCTTCCATCCTTTCCAACACAGCATCTATCTTTCGTGATATCGCGCTCTTATCATACCCGAGTTCTCTACCAATTTTTTCACATGACCAATTTTCTATATACTTTAAACGCAATATGGTCTGTTCTTCCAGGGACAAATATTCATTTTCAAAAATAAATCTCTCAATATCAAGCTTCATATCTTCAAAAAGCCGCTTATTGCCGTTCAGGTCCAGTACCAACTGCTTTATGATATTCTCTCTTTCTTCAGTTGATTTTACATCAGCTCCGGAAACTACAAAGTGACACTCCGCAAATGGAAAATCATTCATAGATCCTTTTACTACACCATGAGAAGCCGAAAGTGGATGGCTATTGAAGTAATTCAATCTACGTTCCATTGATTTGATCATACTGCCGAGATATTTATAATTCACAAAAAATTCTCTGTTTAAAATCATCTCACTTACCCCTTCCCAAATAAGTTAAGCAACAATTAACACGGCCTCTGCATGGGTTCCACTTTTGCTGTGTACCCACCGCTCTCTCTTACTGCCAGCATAGATAACATATCCGGCGCGTCATCGTGTGGATTTTTAGCAAGCTGACTGTAAGAACATAACCAGCTCATAAATTGCCCATAATCAGATTTAACTTCATACCCGTCTGGATTTTCTGGTGTCCTTGGTGACAGAAAAATAACGTGCTCAATAACCCAAGGGCTATTCACAATGATTCGGGTTTCTTTGTTAGTGGTTGTATATTTTTTCTCAATGCTACAACGCGCACCGCGTTCTCTTACCTTTGACTGGATAGTGTCACCGGTCCGAACGCCTTCCTTGTTTGACTCAATCTGGCATATCTGAGTGTTATTCCTTATAAGACAATCTGCATTTAAATCGTCTAACTGATATGGATCAATATTTTGGAATACACAATCATGCAGGTAATAATCCTGTCCATACTGATAAAATACCCCAAGGGCATTATAGTCACTGCCGGTCCCTTTTGGGTCAAGGATTGCCAGAATAGCATCCGGCTCCTTGTCAGGCAACACGCCATAATACCGGCGAAGTTTGTCAGGCTCATAAAGGATTCCTTCACGTTCCACAGGTTCATTTTTGTACAGACATTTATATGTAATATCGTCTAACGAACGCTCAATATCCTCAAAATATGCCTCATCAAATCCTACGCCATACTTGAAATTCCAATTACTCTTTCCAGTTGCCGGGTCGATGTCGGGAACTGAAATGAACTTACACCGGTCATTTCCCCGGTAAATATTCTGGATTCTCCCGATCACGTCCCAGACAGACCACCTGGTAGCAATGTGGAGCTCCTTGCACTTTTTGCCCTTCTTCCCCTGCTTTTTACGGGTTTTCAAATCGGTGCTGTATTTTGTCCAAAGCTTATCCAAACGAATCTTAGATAAAGCCTCCTCGATTCCAGAACAGAGGTCATCACAATAGAGTAATCCTTCCGCACGGGTAACACCTGTCTGGGAAGCACCCAATGCCCTGAATGTGATGGATTTAAATGGTTTAAACTTCCCGAGATTTATTGTTTCTTCCTTGGCATTGACATTCTCAATCTGAACATCCGGGAAGATGTCCCTCCAACGATACTCGGCCACTTGACCCGATTTCAAGCCAACACCAATGATATTACAGATCACATCATAAACCATACGGGTAACATGCCCGGAATGGGAGGAAAACAGATTGCATAGGTCAGGATTCCAACCTATCCAGCAGGACAGGAACATTTCGGCCAGAGTGGTCTTTCCGACACCAGGTGGACAGGAAATAGAAAGAATATCAATCTCATCATCAATGAGCTGCTGCAAAGCCTGTACGATTCCATGTTTGCGGAGCTGCTCACGCCTAGGAAGGTAAAATCGTTCTTCCGGGTCTCTATCTCGCTCCAAATAAATCAATGCGGAGTCCAGGTCTCTATTCTGCGCCAGGAATAACATGGCTTTCCAGTAAAGCTCAACGAACTCAACTATATTGACATTTTCTCTGGTGCCTGCGGCAGCTTTTCTTTTGACAAACTGCGCCTCATCTTTTGCAAGTTCTATATCCTCATCCTTGACCGCCAGAACCATATCCATGAGCATTGAGAGGTTCTCATACTTGGATAAGTCCCTCTTATGCAGAGCCCTGATAATCTGTAAGTGTTTCTTTAAATCAGACATTTGTCCACTTCCTTTAACTGTTGCAGGTTAGCGGCTATCTCTGGTTGATAACCGGTGTGAAACTATTTCTCTACTCTCGTATGTATTCCAGCAGATTCTAGTTTTTTATTTATCTCATATAAATATCCAGCGAACCATTTATTATATCTCGCAGAATAAAAAGTGCTATCCGAGAGTCTCATAAACGCATTTGGCTTACGCGGTATTGACTTTTCGTCTGATAATAAGATCTTCAGACAATACGCAAATGTTTTTCCATTGCACCTGTCGTCGTAAAAATAATCATGCGGTTTCCCTAACAAATGTGACTTTTGCAAATCATACAATGGAAATCCGAATATGTTTTCAATCTTTGGAATTAATCCTTCATCAATCATTGTTTTTCATCCACATACTTACATGAGTCTGCCCGCAAAACACCAAAAGATGAATATCTGGACGCTTTCTAGCCTTAATCTGCTTCAGACTTCCCACACATTTCTCTTTGCTGGGAAGTTCTGCTTTTTACTTGCTCCACACTTCCCTAAATGCAAGGTTCTTTTAGCCAGAGGTTAACTCCATCTTTTGAATGGAAACCACTCATTCTTGAACTATCCTAGCAACCATATGATGGTCTCATTTGCTAATTTTCCATCGCGCTTTCATGGTTCATAAAAAGTTATGAAGATAATTCAAACAGGAAAGAGAGGAATCGAACCTCTGTAGCATGGTTTTTGAGACCAGCCGATTTCCATTTATCTTTACTCTCCCATAACCGCCATCCTGCGGTTATCAGCAATATTTATCGTGGCGTGCCTGCCACTATGGAGTTTTTTAACTTCAAGAGCTATGGAATTTACGACTCTACTCCCAACCAATGCCGTGCATATGGCTATCTCGTGCCATCCCTTGGCATATGCAAGACCAGGCTCAGTTTAATCGCTCTGGCAAGCGTGGAGTTTTTTGCACTTTTCAGATCACAAGGAACACTCCAAACCAAAACGACTGCGATATAAGCTGCTCGTCAGCCTGCATCACCTACTTGTAATAGTTGACCGTTGCCATAAAGACATAGTCTATATCGTCTTACGCCGCGTGGGCTTTCCAGGGTTCGAACCTGGGACCGATCGGTTATGAGCCGATTGCTCTAACCTGCTGAGCTAAAAGCCCAGAAGCAGGTGGGACAGTGCAAGTTCACCTGCTCCGCAGAACATTCCGCTGGTCATAACTGGTTTTATCATCTATAACGTATCACTTATGGCCTTATCTCACAGAATCTCTGCTACCGTTAGCTGGTTTGCTGTAATGGTGTTGAGGGGAAATACGGTACTGCAGCCATTACTCTGTAGTACCGAACCCATCCGGCGCCGTTGAGACGCCTTTAATCAGCCACTTCAGGCTAGATGGGGGGAGGTTCTAAAAGTTAGAAACCGAGCTGGGCTAGCTGGATTCGGACCAGCGAATACAGCAGTCAAAGTACTGTGCCTTACCGCTTGGCGATAGCCCAATTAATACACACAATAGCGCACTCACTCTGGATGCATTGAATTGTCGCATTTAAAAGACCGGCCTATTTTTGTAAGCAACGACAATTTTTTCTTTATGATTACAATCACTTCCGCTACTGGATCAATTATCTTCCAGCAAAGCTCGAAGTGAAGAAACCCAAATGTAAATATCAGCATATTTTCTCCTGTTTTTATTCCAGCCATTTATTATCTATGGCATAAAATCCAATAACTGCTGCAACTACAAAGATTATCCAAAATACCCAAAACACATATATCCATACATTTGATGTACAATGCTTTATGGCCTCATCAATGCTCATACTCTCATAAAATTTACTTGAGTCCGATATTGTTCCATTTCTCAACTCTGTATAAACTGTACCAGTGTATTCGGTGGTATTCCCATAATAATTTTGCCTGACTGTACGTGAGTCATATACTGTATCTATGCAATCCTGAGACGGCATACTGAATTTTGAAAAGTCAAATTCGATTCCCATGAAATCCAACTTTTCCGAATGTTTTTCTTCTTCTCCAGCATAATCCCAACTATAATATACTTCTGTATGGGAATGGCTCCGCCCCTTTGAATCTGTTGTTGTCACCACTCTGGTATGCATCGTATACTTTTCAGTGACCTTTTTCAGGCTCATATACTCTCCAGGGATATCCGGGTAAGAAACCGTATCAACAGCGCTTAGGTCACCATAAACAAAAGCATTTCCCACGTTTGTCTGCATATTAAACTCAAACATGTCCGGATCCGTGATCTGTACTGCACTATAATATTCCGCATTTTTATCATCTATATGACTTTCAATAATCCCGGAGATCCACAGCCCCACCAGAATCAGAATGATCACCATCGGCACACTCAGCAAGACTTCCCGTCCGGTTATTTTAAAACTATTCGCCGAATAACCCCTGCGGCGCCGTAACCGGCGCATCGAATTCCAATCTTTCATAGGTTGTCACCTCATACCCTGCCTTTTCTAAAAAGGTTCTCGCAGGAAATCCTTTTACATAACGGTTATACTTTTCTACCGTGTTGTTATAATTGATTCTTGACTGAGAAATTTCATTTTCCAGCGTAGTCAGGTTTCTCATCAGTTCCTTATAATTTTCATTGGACTTCAGTTCAGGATATGCTTCTGATACTGCCGTGATTGCTGTTGTAACATTTTCAATATTACCTGTTGAACCGCGTTCTTCCACAATGGCGGCCAGAGTTTCTGCTTCATGCTTATCATACTGCTTCACACAATCAGCCAGATTATATACGAGATCGACACGTTTCTTTTCCTGAGCCTTTATATTATACAAAGCTGACTGGACCTTCTCATCCAACCTTATTGCCTTATTTCGTGAGTGCTGAACTACAAACATCCCAAGAAGCACAACCGCCAGTACAATAACTACACCTATTACCGCTACTTTCCATTTGTTTTTCTTCTTTGTCATCTCCATACCCCCCTCTTTATCCCAAAATAGCTACCATATTTGCTACCGGCAATAAACTAAACGACAACAGTAACCATTTTGTAGCTTCATCATCTTTCTTAACACCGGCCAAAGTAATCAACGCCATAATCAAAAACAGCAAGAAATTAACCGCAGCCAATAAATACTTAAAAACCATCATAAGCTCTACTCACCTCCTTCAATGCCAACTACTCTGTTCAAAATAGCCACCGCCAGATCATGCTCCTTCGTATAAGGCTTGGCTTCATTAATGGCAGATTCAATGCTGGCGATAAATCCGTTATAGATGTCCTGATTGTCCATGATATTCGTTCTCAATATGGTTATAGCCTCTATCAGCGGTTCTATATTTGCCATAGGGAATGCCTCCTTTTCGTTTTTTGGGAAATTTTTTTGGAGTAGCACAGAGAGCCTTTTTTATTTTTTCGTTGATTAGAGGGGTAACTAGGGCGCCTGACCCGCTCCTATAGACCCCCTCCCCCGGGTGCCGATTCATGAACCCCAAGCTGCTATTCCAGGCCATTTCAACTGTTCGTGAAATCGCTATTTTGCGAATAGTTACAATTTGTTCTCATAATACTTTTCATATGCAGTATTTAACATTGCGCCGCTAACCTTATCGCGTTTCACATATGCCGATTTCCACATATTATCTGACAACTGCATCAAATTGTGTCTAAGTTGTCATCGTCCAGAGGTATGTCTTCCAGCACTTTCTGGGCGATCTCATCCGTCGTACGCCCCTGGCCCAGCCCCGTGTTGGGTGTCAGCACAATATCCTGCTGGTCCTTCAATCCGTCGTAGTTTTTCTGCCAGAAGATGAGGGTGACTGGATTTAGCTTACCCTGACTGCCAAGAAGCTCCCGATATGTAGCCAGAGCCTGCTTCGCTTTTTTAATGAGGTCGATTGTCGATGGCCTTAGTTTATGGCTCGCTCCCCTCAATGCGTCACTTACATCCTGCTTAGAGAGTCCCAGTGCGGCATACAATCCAAGATTACCCGGTCTAAGCTCCCTATCAATACAATACCTAAAGTATCCATCTATAGCTTCTGATACCTCATCAGTATTATTTAAATCCACCTCCGGAGCATGGAACATATCCAATGCATACTGACAGAACAGTGCATTTTCTTCCTGGCTAATTGGCGACACTCCATTACTACCAATAACAGGACTGTTCCTTCCATTCCCTTTACGCTTTACTATTTCCTGCCCTACGTTCTCTATGTCTTTATTTTCCATATATCATCCCGCCTCCGGTTTATCTCTATTTAGTTTGAAATCAGTACAATTACATTTAAGAATGCACTTGGCACTGGTATAGTACCCATACTCATTTATGTGTGCAATTCCATTGGCGCATACAGCACAATACACTGGATCAACATGGTCATAATCTAATTTCTCACTGAGTTCAGCATTTGACCTTTTTAATGCATCGTACTTTGATTCAAGTATGCTAAAATCATATTTCAATTTTTCTATTTCTTTT